TGGTGCGAGTGATCAAGGCCATGCGGCCATCGGGGAAGCTGGCCACACGGCCCCACACGATGGCGTGCACGTCGATCTCGTGGCCCTCGGTGTTGGCGTCGGTGCCGACCAGGGCCTCGGCGAACACGACCAGCCCGAACGGCTCCGGGACCAGGTCGTCGTTCAGCGTCGTGGCCGGCAGCTTGGTGGCCGCCGCTCCGACCCGCCGGGTCATCTCGGCGGTCACCCACCACAAGCTGGCCTGGGCCAGAGCGGTCCCGTCGAACGATGGCGCCCGCGTACCCGGGATGTCACCGAGGGGCTTGGCTTCGAGCTGTGCGCCCCGGTGGTACGCGTGACCCGGCCGCCACCGCTCCAGGAGCTTGAGCCGTAGATCCGGCAGGTCCCGGGGCCCCGCCGGGAACAGGTCGGCCGGCAGGGTGATCACGACTCGCCCCCGTCACCACTCAGGTCGATCGTCCCGGCGTCTCGCATGTTGTCGGCCCGGCTCTTCGACGGGTTCCACATCAGCGCCGTGCAGTCGTCGTTGTCGCAGAACGCCTGGGTGGCGCCCACCACGAAGGCCGGGGGATGACCGCACACCGGGCAGTCAGGGCAGGCCAGGCCGGTCACGGCTCGTCCCCGAGCTTCGATCCGTCCCAGAACCGGTGGCAGACGCTGCAGTGGCAGCGTTGCACGTCCCACGGGTCGTAGCTCACCGCCCCGCACAGCTGGCAGCGGTACGCCGTCGGCGGCTCGTCGAGGCCGAGCTCGGCCAGGCGCTGGCGGTACCCATGCGCCGCCGCCCACCCGAGGCCGAAGCCGAGGCTCACCAGCAGCCAGCCCCACAGCAACGACCACCAGCTCACCGCCTGCTCCCTTCCGCCGGGGGCGGTTCGTGGTGGGCCACATCGGCGGTCCACTGCCGGCTCCCGTCGACCTGGGGCTCGTCGATCCGCACCCGCTCCATCGCCGGATCGTCGGGGTCGGCCACCGGCACTTCGATCGCCAGATGACCGTCGGGATCGTCCACCCAACGGCCGTCGGTGAATTCGGCGGCCAGGGCGCCCAGCAGGCGGGTGACCGTCGTCAGACGCAGCGGGAGGCGCACGACGATGCGCTCTGAATTTCGGTCACCGTCGAGTGCCGTTTCCCCGCTCAACGCCGCTTCTCCATGGCCCGCACCGTATGCGGAGACTGCATACACAGTCAACGACCCTGGGCGCTGATGCAGCTAGGCGGGGGTGCTCCGGGCCAGTTCGATGCGGTGGCCGCATCGAAGGGCGGTATTCACAGCTCATAACTTTCGATTTTCGTTCGGCCGCGTCAAGCCCAGAGACCTGCAATAACGCCGTTTAGTACAGCGTCGAATCCGGAGAGCTTGGAAGGCTGGAGCTCTAGCCATTGAGCTACACCCGCAGAAAAAACTGCAACTTCCTCGCCTAAACAGCGACTTTCCTGCCTCCGGGACCATAGCAGGGTACGATGCACAGTGCTACCAGACACCATAACTGCCCGAATCGGCGTGAACCGGTCCGGGGCCCCGGAGGCAACCGTGACCGTACCAAGAGACCTGATCAGCCTGGCCAAGAGCTTCGACCGGCACCTCGCTGCGGAGAACCTCAGCCCCCGCACCCGCGACGCCTACCGCTACTCGATCGATCGCTTCGGCGAGTTCCTCGCCACGCTCCCGGCCGCGCCCACCTACGACGCGGACGGCGACCTGGAGCTGCCCGCCGCGCCCGGGCGCACCGAGAACATCACCAAGCACCACGTCGTCGCCTGGATCGCCGAGATGCGTGCCCGCACCGTCGTGCGCCGCGGCCGGACCCAGCCCCTCGCCAGCGCCACCGTCTCGCACCGCTACCGCTGCCTGCAGTCCTTCATCAAGTGGCTCGTCGGCGAGGGCATCCTCGAGCAGAATCCGCTCGCCACGCTGCGCTCCCCGAAGGTCGAAGAGCCCCCCGTGCCCATCATCGGCGAGGACGCCCAGCGCGCCCTGCTCGCGACCTGCGGCAAGGGCAAGAACCGCCCGTTCATCGACGTACGCGACGAGGCCATCATCCGCCTGCTCATCGACGCCGGCGGCCGGCGCACCGAGATCACCCTCCTCGGGGTCGATGACATCGACTTCGAGTACGACGTCGCCCGCGTCATCCGCAAGGGCGGCAACCCCGGAGCCCTCCCCTTCGGCACCCGCACCGCCCGTGCCCTCGATCGCTACCTGCGGGTCCGCACCGAACACCGCCTCGCGGCGCGCCCCGAACTGTGGCTCGCCCCCAGGGGGCCCCTCAAGCCCGGCGGGCTCTACCAGATGATCCGCCGCCGCGGCCGCCTCATCGGCATCGAGGGTCTCCACCCCCACCAGTTCCGCCACACCTTCGCCCACGAATGGCTCGCCGCGGGCGGCTCGGAGAACGACCTCATGCGCCTCGCCGGGTGGTCCAGCCGCTCCATGCTCAACCGCTACGGCGCCATCGCCGCCGACGACCGCGCCCGCGCCTCACACCGCCGCCTGAGCGCCGGCGACCGCCTCTAGCCACAGCACCAGCCTTGACCCCCGGCGCCCTACCGGCGCCGAGGGGTCCCCGGCTCCGGCCTAGGTCTTGGCTGCCCGGGCCCGGCGCGCCCGCACCGACTTGAGCGCCAACCCGGCGAAGTACGCCTGGCGCGCCGACGCGGCGCGGCGCGCCCGCTCAGCCGGCGCCAGCACGCCCTCGGGATCCACTTGGCGCTCGAAGCGGTCGAACGCCGCCTGGCGGGCCTTGGCCGTGCGCCCCGTCCGATCCGTCGTGTTGGCCCACGAGGTGTGCGACGCGACCCGGGCCCGCAGCGACCGCTCCGAAGGCGTCATCGAGTCGCGTTTGTCGTCCATGGCCGCGCAACATATGACACAACCGCCTATATGGCAATGCCCTCGCCGCTCTGAATTACCTTATATGGCGAACGGCCATATGGTGAGCAAGCATCAATGCTGGTCAGGGGGGACCGGCACGTTGCGGCTTCGTTCGACGATAACCAGGTTGTCCGGCCCTGAATCAGAACGTTGGATGTGGTCCATCTGCGAGCGGACCGCCACCGCGGCTTCATAGGCCGCCACCAAGATCGCCCGGGCCTGATCCGACAGGGCTTCGTCCTGATCGAGAGCATGGCGAGCATTGACCTCGACGTCGATCATGCCGGCCAGGCGCAGCACGTAGCCCCGGGCCCGGCCGGCCGCCACCTCGAGGCGCATGAGCTTCTCGAAGCTCGGCTGGGTCTCACCGCGGATCCAGCGGCTGATGGTCGACTGGTCAACCCCCACCCCCGCGGCCAGGGCGCGCTGGTCGAGCCCGGCGCAGGCCGCCCTGATGGCCTCGTGGATCGGAAGCTGAGCCATGCCGCCAGTCACCCCTTCCGTGCGTTGCGAAATTATGACCGCTCAGCATATTCGCCCCGGCGGCCCCCACGACACAGGCCCAGGACGCACCATCAGCACGGCCCCATGTTCGGCTCAGGACATATGCAAATCTGAACTCAATTAGGCAATTGCCGCATAGGCGGTACCTGCATATGGTGGGCACCATGATGTCCACGAAGGTCGTCGTGAACCCGGGAGAGGCAGCCCGGCGCCGCTTCGCCGAGAACGTACGGCGACAGCGCGGCGAACGCACCCAGGAGATGATCGAGGCCCGCGGCGGCCCAGAGCAGAGTCGGTTGTCGCGCATCGAGCGCGGTGAAATCCGGTTCATGAGCTGGGACACGCTCGTCGACCTCTGCATCGCCCTCGACTGCCGGCCCTCGCACCTCTTCGCCGGGCTCGACGACGTCGTGGGCGTCGACGCCACCACCTGACCCACAACTCGACGCCGCTTCCGGCACCCACCCGGCGCCCCGCGCCAGGAGGCTTCATGCTGCCCGAACTCACCCAACCCGATCAGGGCGCCCTGCGCGCGGTGTTCGACCGGTTCCGCCGCGACGCCGGGCTGATCCAGTTGCCGCCGCCCCCGCCGCCCCCGCCGCCGTCCCCACCCGAGACGGTCGAGCCGCGCCGGCGCCGCCGTCCCCCCCTACGAGTCCGCAACGCCCACCTCGAGGACAAGGTCGCCCGCCTGCTGGCGGTGCTCGGCCCATCCGAAGGCGCGCTCGACGACGACGAGGCGGACCGCCGGCGGGCGGCGGACCGCGACTGGCCGGCGTGGCTGGCCGGCGAGGGCCTCGTCGACACCCCGGAGCCGAAGTCGTGACCGCCCTGCCCGACGCACGATCCCGCGAAGGCATGTTCGTCCGCCTCGACAGCCTGCAGCACCGGGGCGACGTGTTCGTGCGGATCGAAGACGTCAGCGCGGTCTACGACCTGCCGCCTGACGGCGAGGACGCGCAGAGCGCCATCATCCTGCGGGATCACCGCCAGGTGCTCGTCGCCGCTCTCTGCGCCGCCGACGTCATGGACGCGTTCGTCACCGCCGTCGCGGAGAGCGTGCTGTGAGCGAGGCCATGACGAACGACCTGCAGCTTTTCCCGGGGCTCGACCCGGCGCCGACCATATCGAAGCCCGACGTCGGCGGGGGAGTGTCGCACCCCGCCCGCTTCTCGAAGGCGCTCATGCCGGTCCTGGCCGCGGCGGTGCCGCTCGAGGAGTACCCGCTGGTGCTCGATCCTTTCGCCGGCACCGGTCGGGTCCACGAGCTGCCCAACGACACGGTCGGCGTGGAGATCGAGTGGGAATGGGCGCGCCTGTCCCCCGCCACGATCTGCGCCTCGGCGCTCGATCTGCCGTTCCCGCACCACACCTTCGACGCCATCGTGACCAGCCCGACCTACGGGAACCGCCTCGCCGACCACCACAACGCCGTCGACCCTGACCGGCGTCGCTCCTACACCCACGACCTCGGCCGGGCCCTGCACATCGACAACTCGGGGGCGATGCAGTGGGGGAGCGTCTACCGGGAATTCCATGCGGCCGCCTGGGCGCACGTGTGGCGGGTGCTGCGCCCCGGCGGCCGGATCGTGCTCAACGTCAAAGACCACATTCGCCACGGGAAACGCCAGCACGTCGCCGGCTGGCACGTGAGCGAGCTCATGGGCTTCTACGGCCTCGAGCTGGTGTGGTGCACCGAGCTCGACACCGGGAGCCTGTGGGCCGGCGCCAACGCCGAGGCCCGTCTTCCTGAGCAGGTGTTCGTGTTCGACAAGATCCACCGGGCGGGGTCGTGATCTGGCCGGCCGTGACCGCCCTGTTGATCGTCGGGACGGCGTTCGTCGTCATGGGCTGGCTGGCCGACCTCAAGCCGCTGGCCGCCGCCGGCCTCGGGCTGATCGCCATCGTCGCCGGCTGGGCCACGTACGAGGGCCTGCGCCGGCTCGGGGCGGACGCGTGATGGATCGCCTGGAGCGCTACCAGGTTGGTGACGTGCACGTCGTGCTCGACCGCAACGGCAAGGTGTTCGTCAACGAGACGCTCTGTGCCGAGATCAGTGTCCCGCGTCGGTACGGCGATGACGCCCCCGAGATCCATACCCGTGACGACCTCGGCCGCGACCTCACCCTGCACCGGATCGCCGACGTGATCCTCACGCGACTCAACGACCTGATCCACTACCTGGAGTTCGGCACCGTCAGCGACGGTCCGGTTCTCCGGGAGGATCACGCCGAGATCGGGGCCGCGATGATCACCGGGCTGCTGGGTGAACCCGGTGACGGTGGCGGCCGGCGGTGGACCTCAAATGGCCACGGCGCCGGTCTCATGCTCCGGGCCATGCGGGACCATCTGCAGGCCGAGACCGGCCGGCCACTGGCGTCCGCGGGCACGGACCTGCTGAACACCGGCGACGCCTTCGGTCGCCTCGGGGTGCGCTGCCCGTTCTGTGCCGTCGTCCTCGCGCCCGCCACCGGAGCGCCCGCGGCCCACCAGCTGCGTGACCACCTCATCGTCGAGCACTGCGGCGGCGACGATGCATGACCGGCCGGGTCTCCCGAAGCGGACTTCCGCCCGAGCGGGAAGCATCGAACTGGCGCTCGCCGAGATCTGGGATCCGGTCGGCCTCGTCCGCGCCTACCTGCACCGCCAGGGCCTGCTGCCGGGCCCCGCCGGCTGGACGGACGACCTCATCGACGTCGGTATCTCATCCGTCGTCGACGCCGCCCTGTCGTGGAACCCCGACCGGTGGGACTCGGTGCTCCCGTGGGTGTACTTCCATCTGCGCCGCGACGTCGGACGGGAACTGCGCAAGCAGACCCGGTGGCGGGCCGAGCTCGGCGCCGAGACCTGCGCCGGCGCCGACATCGACCGCTGGATGTTCGATCCCGGCACCCGTGCCTTCGAGCGCGTCGAGCTCCGCATCGACCTACAACGGTGGGCCGACCTGGCGTGCCTCAGCACGAAGATGCGCTACGCCGTCGAGACGTACGCGTTGTCGGACGGTCGCGCCAAGCCCGGTACCACCGACCAGGTGGCGGCGAACCGGCTACGAACGCTGTGCGCTGACGCCCTGAAACACATGCGCACCGCCGCCATCACTGGGCAACGGCGCGACGACCGGTGGACCCGCGCCCGGGCGAAAGCAGTACACGAGCTCGACATGAGCGTGGCCGCTCCAGGAGGGCCCCCACCATCTTCCCTCCCGCCCTCGGGGGCGGCCTTCGACGGCGGTCAGCGTCAGACCGTCGCCGCCTTGTCGGCGGGCACAGGAACCTCACCGCCCGTGCCCGCCGGCAGGGACCATCCCGTCGATTCCCAGGAGGAGCCATGACCGACTCGTACACCCACACCGACCCCGGGCCCGCCCGCCGCCCCAAGCCGCTGGTGTTCGTCGCCGCCGTTTACGAGGGCAACCCCATGGAGTTCCTGAACGGGTTGGCCAAGGCCGCCGAGTCGTTGCGGGCCGCCGCCGGCGTCGTGCCCGCGCTGCCCGACTTCCGCCTGACGTCCCAGCTCGCCGGCGAGCGGGCCGACTGGGAACGGGACCTGATCGAGCACTGCGACGCCCTCGTCGTCATCGGCGGCCGGGACGTGCCCGACCGCGACGGCGCTGAAGGCGTCGATCGTTGGGTCGACGCCGCCACCGGGTTCGGTCTGCCGGTGTTCGACGGGCCCGGCCCGTTGATCGAGTGGGTCCGTAACCGGTGAACCTGGTGTCGGCGTCAACCGAGCCGCGCCGGGTCACGGTCGACGTGCGCGGCCTGCCCCGCCCCCAGGGTTCGCTGCGTCTGCACCAGCTCAACGGTGGCAAGGTCGCCGCCCGCTACCCGGCTGTCGTGTACGCCTGGCGCGGCCAGGTGCAGCAGGCGGTCGCCGGCCTCGACGCCGAACCGTTCACCGGTCCCGTCGAGGTCGGCCTGGGCTTCGACCTGCCCCGACCGCTCAGCCACTTCGGGACCGGACGCAACCAGGGCGTGCAGCGCCTGACAGCCCCCGCGCATCCGACGGGGCACCCCGATCTCGACAAGCTGGCCCGCTGCGTGAACGACGCCATCACCGACGCCGGCCTGTGGCGCGACGACGCCCAGGTCGTGGTCATGCACTGCGCCAAGCGTTACGTCACCGGCCCGCCCGGTGTGCTCATCACCGTCACCGAGGCGGCGACATGACGGCCACCACCTCGATCCCGTTGGCCGCTCTGCCCGCCCCGATCGACCCGACCCGCCGCGACCAGTGGGGCCGCTACCTGGTCCTGCCGCCCGACGACGACAAGCCGGTGGGCTACACGCGGGCGACGACGGTCGCCGGCGCCCTCGACGACGGCTACGGCCTGCAGAAGTGGCTGGCGACCATGGCGATCTGCGGCACCCTGTTGCGCCCCGGCCTGCGGGCCCAGTGGGAGGCGCTGCTCGCCCTGCACGACGGCGACCCGTGGTACGCCTCCGACGAGGCGAAGGCCGCCTGCAAACGCCTCATCGACGAATGCGCCGCCGTTGGTGGCGCCAATGACCGCTCCGAGATCGGCACGGCCCGCCACGAGATCACCGCGGCGGCCGACGCCGGGCGGCCGCTCACGAACCTGTCGCCCGAAACCCAGGCCGACCTCGACGCCTACTACGAGACGCTGGCGGCCGCCGGCGTGGAACTCGACGCCGACGCCATCGAGTTGATGGTCGTGCTCGACAACTACCGGGTGGCCGGCACCCTCGACCGGATCGCCACGGCGCCCCGCTTCCGCCGACAGCTCATCACGGACCTCAAGACCGGCGCCGACCTCGCCTACTCCTGGCACGCCATCGCCGTGCAGCTCGCCATCTACGCCCACGGCGACGCCGTCTACCGCCAGGGCCCGGCCGAGGACGGGTCGCAGGATGAACGCCTCCCGATGCCCGACGTGGACCTGGACAACGCCCTGGTGATCTGGCTGCCGGCCAACACCGGACGCTGCGAACTGTTCCTGGTCGACATCGCCGCCGGCTGGGAGGCGTTCACGCACAGCCTGTGGGCGCGCGAGTGGCGCAAACGCGACGTGGCCATGCCGCTCGAGGGCGGCGGCTTCAAGCCGGCCACCACCGACCTGACCGCCGCGCTCACCGAGTCGCTCACCCAGCTCAAGGTCGAAGTCGAGGCCGAGGAGACGATCGTGGCCGATCTGCCGGATTTCACTGTGGCGTTGCGGGCCTGGCTGCAGTCCCGCATCGACACGATCGGCGCCGCCGGGGCCGAGCCGCGCCGGGCGCTCATCAACGAGTGGCCCGACGGCGTGGCGTCGCTGCAGTCCTCGACCGGGCACACCCCCGAGCAGTTGACGCTCATCGAGGGCGTCCTCGACGTCGTCGAGCGCCGCCACAAGATCGCTTTCCCCGAGCCCAGGCCGACCGCCGACCCGCTCGGCCTGGTGCTCCACATGTTCCCCAACGCCACCGACGTCACGCCCGACGCCGGCGGCACCGACCCACAGGAGACAGCATGAGCCAGTCCATCCCTCTCAGCCAACTGGAATCCTCCCCGAGCGCCTCATTCGAGCAGTTGGGCGACTCCTACAAGGGGCGGATCACCGGCATCGAGGAACGCCAACAGACCGACCTCCAGGGCAACCCGCTCGCCTTCAACGACGGCACGCCCCGCATGCAGTTCGTGATCACCGTCGAACAGGCGGACGGCGAGACGGTGCAGCTCTACGCCAAGGGCGGCAAGTACAAGGCCGACGAAGGGTCCGGCGAGGCGATGCTGGCGGCCATCGGCACCGCGGTGCGCGCCGCGGGCGCCGGCGCGGTGGACGTCGGCGGCGACCTGGCGGTGGCCTACACCGGCAACGCCCGACTGGCGGCGGGCAAGTCGGCCAAGCTCTACACCGCCCAGTACCGGCCGCCGGCTCCGGCGTCGATCCCGGCATCGGACCTGTTCAAGGATTCGTGAACCCCACGTCCATGGCCGGCCCACCCGTCACCGCGCACGTCGCCATCGCCTACCTGGGCCTCGGCTGGCATCCGATCGAGCTGCCGGCCGGCGCCAAGGCCCCGCCCCCGGAAGGACGCACCGGCTACGGCGGCTCGGATCTCACCGAAGCCGAGGTCCGGGCCGCCGAATGGGCGGGCAACGTCGGGCTGCGCATGCCGCCCGACGTCATCGGCCTCGACGTCGACGCCTACCACGGCGGCGACGTCACGCTCACCGAGCTGCTGGCCCGGTGCGGGAAACTGCCCAACACGTGGATCGCGCACTCGGGACGCAACGACGGCTCCGGCATCCGCTTCTACCGGGTGCCCGTCGGCCTCGCGTGGGTGGCCAGCCTCGCCGGCATCGAGCTCATCCAGCGCATCCACCGCTACGCCGTCGTGTACCCCTCGATCCACCCCGACGGCCGGGCCTACGGGTGGGTCGACCAGAACGAACTGGCCTTCACCGAAGAGCTGCCCGTCGTCGAGGACCTCCCCGAGCTGCCGTGGCCGTGGATCGCGGAGCTGTCCCGAGCCCGCCAGGCCGACGTGACCAGCCCCTCGAAGGCCGTGGACGCCGACGAACTCGACGTGTTCCTGGCCGAACACAACCAGGCCGACCAGCCGTCCTACGCCGGCACGATCCTCGCCCACTTCACGCAGCGCTGGCAGGCCGGCCACTCCCGCCACGACACGATGCAGCACTGCCTCATCTGGGCGATGGAATGCGTGCGCGCCGGCATCGCCGCCGGCCGGCCCACGGTCGACCAGTTCGCCCGCCTGTGGGTCGAGGCCGTCCTGCCCGACACCCGCCGAGCGCAGATCACCTCGCCGGCCCGCACCACCGAGTTCGAGGCCATGCTCCGTCACGCCGTCGGCAAGGTCCGGGCCAAACCCGACGCCGAGATGGTCAAGTTCCACGACGACATCGCCGGGGTACCCATGAACGTGACCTCGCCCAACGGGCAGGGCCACCCGACGCCGACGCCGGTCGACCACCCCGTCGAACGCGACGACACCCTGCCCCGCCCCATCGACTGGATCACCTTCGCCAACCGCGACACCGGCCTCGGGCCCCGCTGGCTCATCGAAGGCTTCTGGCCCTGGGGTCGGGCCATGGCGCTGTGGGCCGGCGCCAAGACCGGCAAGAGCGAACTGGCCCTGTGGTGCGCCGCCAAGCTGGCCCTCGGCGAACACCCCTGGACCGGCGACCCGGTCGATCCCATCGACGTCGCCTACTTCGACTTCGAGATGACCGAGGACGACCTCGACGAACGGCTCTCGGACTTCGACTTCGATCCCGCCCGCCTCGGACACCTCCACTACTTCCTGCTCCCCGCCCTGCACGCCCTCGACGTCGAGAAGGGCGGCCAAGAGGTCGAACGGCTCGTCTCCGGATGCGGGGCGCGGGCCGCCATCTTCGACACGTTCGGCCGGGCCGTGGGCGGCGACGAGAACGACGCCGACACCGTGCGGGCCTTCTACCGCCACACCGGTTCGCGCTTAAAGCGGTTGGGCGTCGGGTACCTGCGCACCGACCACGCCGGCAAGGACATCACCAAGGGCCAGCGCGGCTCCTCGGCGAAGCGGGACGACGTCGACGTCGTCTGGTCGATGCGCAGGGCACCCAAGGGCGTGGTGTTCCTCGACTGCGAGGGCTCGAGCCGCCTGTCCTGGGTCGGCCCGAACCTGAAACTCGAACGTCTCGTCGTCGCCGACACCGTCTCCTACACCACGCCGATGCGCTGGGGCTGGCCCGCCGGGACAGCGGCCAAAGCGGCCGAGATCGACGGGCTCGGCCTGCCCGTCGACGCCGGGAGACCCGCCGTCGCCGAGGCCCTCAAGGCCGCCGGGCTGGGCCCGGGCAACAAGCGAATCCTCGAGGCCGCCATCAAATTCCGCCGCGATCCGTCAGCGACATCACCCGAAATGCTTCGAAATTCCAATGGGGCAGCGCGGTCGGCCGAAACGGGCGGGGCATCGACCTCCGAAAGGTTGGGGCAGCCCGAACCGCACCCTCCCTGACCTGCGGAAACACGGGGCAGCTGACCAGGGGGCAGCCCGGGGGCAGCGCCCGAGCCCCGTACTGCCCCCCAACCCCCCCCTATAGGGGGGTTGGGGCAGGGGCCGCTCCCAGGACCGAAGAACCATCCATCGAGATTCACCTCAGGAGGCCATCGTGCCGAAGGCACCGCACCACAACGGGACCCTGCCACACCGCCCGACCACCGCACCGGGACCGGCGCCGACCCAGCGCCGCGTCCAGGTCATCGACATCCCCGGCGACGCCGACGACGAGCTCGCCTCGATGGCCAGCCTCGTCGCCACCCTCGAAGCCCTCGAACCTGAAGCCCGACGTCGCGTGCTGCGCTGGGCGTCCGGCCGGTACGACCCGTCCCCGACGCTCAAGCTGCTGTAGGGGGCGTCCGTGCCTACCGCCTCCCGGCCGATGGCCAAAGCGCTCGGCGTCTCCGACCCCACCATCCTGCGCTGGTGCGAAGCCGGACTGCTGCCCGACCAACCAGCCCGCACCGGCTCCGGCAACCACCGCTCGTTCACCGACCGTGACCTGGCGGTGGCAAGAGGCCTGGCCGTCGCCTCCCGCGGCCTCGTGTCCCGCCTCCCGTTCCGGGCGGTGATCGGCCCAGCCATCCGCGCCGCCGCGCTGGCCGGCGACACCGAGGCGAGCGTCGAGATCGCCCCCGGGTTCGTGGTGACGATCACCTGGGAGCGAAACCGATGACCCTGTTGGTCACACCCGAACAGCTCGCCCACGTGTGGGCCGCCTACGACACGCTGCTTGCCGGCTACCACGGCACCGACCCCGAGACGGCCCGCACCGACGTGCACCGGGCGATCGTGATGATGCTCGGCCGCCAGGAGTTCTCCGACCCCGTGCACCTGGCGTCGCTCGACGCCTACGGCATGGTCGTCGCCGTCGACGTCGACCCCGTCGCGCTGGCTCAGGCGCGGGAGCATCTCGCGCCGCTCACCGCCATGGCCCGGCCGGGCGTCGGGTGGGGCGAGCTCGCCGGCGCCATCCACGAGGAGCTGACGGACGCCATCGTCGTCGAAGTCGACGGGCGCCTGGTGCGCCGGGAGGACGCCGCGCGACGCAAGCGCGGCGGCGTGTACTACACGCCGATCGAGCTGATCGACGCGCTGCTCGACTCGACGCTGGAACCGCTGCTCGACCGGGCCGTCGGCGGATACCGGCCCGAGGAGCACCGCGACGGCTGCCTGTGCCCCCCATGTCTGGACCGGCGCGCCGAAGCTCGCGAAGAGGCCGCGTCGTGACCGTCGACGAACTGCGCTGGCATTGGGATACGGGCGCGCCGATGCGAGCCGAACGCGAGGCCCAGTACCGCATGACGCTCGTCGAGGCGCTGCGAGGCTCGGTGCCGCTGTGGATGGCGCACTGGTGGCGGTGGCCGCCAACGATCCGCGAGGCCCGCGGCCGGTACTGCGGGCAGCTCGTGGGCACGTTCGGCGATCAGATCCAGTGGGCGTGCAAGGGCCGCAAGGACCGCGTCGAGACGATGACCGATGGGGAAGAGCTCGTGATGGCCGGGTCGCCGGGGACCGCCGGCGCGTTCAACCGGTTGGCCGAGGGCCTGGCCATCGCCGCCTACCAGCCCGGCGGCGTCACCGCGTTCGGGATGCACTGGGAGATCGACGACCGTGCGGGGAGCGGGCGGTGACCGCCGTCGACCCGACCACCCCGGCGACGTCGCTGGCTGAGTGCCTCGCCGAGCTCGGCGACCCCGTCGTGTTCGTCCGCCGGCGGATCTCCTGGACGTTGCGTTCAAGCCCGACGGCCTGGACGACCGACATCATCGACGCCGCCCTCGAGGAGCTCGTGAAGGCATGCCTGGCGTGGCGGCCCGACAACGGCTACGAGCTCGGCGCCTACGTGACGCTGCGCCTGCACACCCGCATGCCGAAGATCACCGCCAAGCTCGCCGCCCGCCACGACGAGCTCGGCCGGGGCCAGTGCCTGTCGGACGCCGAGTGGATGATGCGCTGCGACGACGGCGGGATCGACGCCGCCATCGATCGGGTCGACCTGCAGCGCTGGGCGGACCTCGCCGAGCTGACCCCGTCGATGCGCTGGGGTGTCGAGCACTACGCCTTCCACGGCTCACCGCGCGACCGGGGCCTGTGGTACGACGCCGCCCGGCACGGCCTGCGGCACATGCGCCTGGCGGCCAAGACCAACCGGCGCCGAGACGACCACTGGACCCGCACCCGCGCGGGCCAGCGCGGCGACGACCACGCCGAACTGCACCGGCTCTACATCGACGAGGGCCTGACGCTCGCCGAGATCGCTGAGCGCACAGGCCACGGGCCCGTGACGATCGCCCGGCGCCTGCGCGCTGGCGGCACCGTGCTGCGCCCACCGGGCGGCAAGTCGCCCGGGCGCACCGAGGGGAGGTCCTGACGATGCGACGCCGAGACGGCGAATCCACCGAGCTGGAGCAGTGGCGGGCCGAGGCGCTCGGGAAGCGCATCGAGGTCGGGCTGCTCCGGGAGCTCGTCGTGTCAATGGCGCTCGGCATCGGCCGCGACATGCTCCCCGACAACGAACGCCGGCTGCTCGACGACATCGTCGGTGGACCGTGACCACCACCCGGACCGCCGCCCGTCTACGCCGCCTCGCTGCGCTGGCCACCCAGCTCGCCGCCGCTGTCGACGGCGGGGTCCTCGATCGCATGGCCGAGTGGTCGGCAGCGGGGCCGCGCGCCCGGGGCCTGGGTTCGGGGCGGGCCGGCGCGGACCCGACCGGCAACGCCGCGCTGGCCGCCGGCGACGACCTGGCCGACCTGCACGCCCGCTCCGTCGTCGCCGCCGTCGAGGCCGCCCTGGCCAGACTCACCACCGCCCAGCAACTCGTCCGCCTGTACCCCGTGGCGAGGGTTCCCGACGAGGCGACCCGAGTCAGGCTGGCAGCGCTTGACGGGAACGCGCCAGCGCCCGGCTGCTGGTCATGCGCCCGCATCCGCGGTGTCGGCGAAGCGCCCCGCTGGGAACCGGCCGACTCCCGGCTGCAGCACCCGACCGACGCCGGCGGGATCCTCGACGAACGCCGCTGGCTGTGCCGCTGGTGCAACGACACCACCCGCCGTCTCGGTCGGCTGCCGTCCCACGAGGAACTCATCCGCCACCACTCCGGTCGGCGGCTCAACTTCGCCGAGCTGCCCGAGCGGGGCCGGAAGTGATCGCCGCGATGGGTTGGCCCGACGCGTTCTTCTGGAGCGTGGTCGCCATCTGCCTGATGTTGCTGGCCATCGCCACGCTCAACAACGGCCGCCGCCCGTAGGACCGACAGGAGGACCACGTGGACCTGAGCAAGTTCGTCGTCGAGGAGCCACCGCCGACGTCGCACGGACCGAAGGTGTGGGAGCAGCGCTTCGAGAGCGTGATCACCCAGGGTCTGACCGGCCAGTGGATCAACGCCACCGAGGCGTGGGGCGTCGGGCCCACGAACTCGACGAACGCCCGGCGCTCCGCTGAGCGGTGCGGAGTGTCGATGAGCATTCGAATCCACCGCAAGCAGCTGTTCATCTGCCTGAAGTGACCGGCCCACACGACATGCGTGCATTTGCGCGCCGACTGTGGGAACCTGACGGCTGAGGTACATGCGAGAGATGCGCCCGTGGCAGGGCAGTACCCGGTTGGCTCGGCTGCCGAAGGACTGGCAGCGCAGACGGCAAGCCGTCATCCGTCGAGATGGTGGCCGGTGCCGGCGCTGCGGCGCGCCCGCCCGCGAGGTCGACCACATCGTCCCCGGCGACGACCACACGCTCGCCAACCTGCAGCTGCTGTGCCGTCGCTGCCACCTCGCCAAGTCCGCACACGAAGGCACGACAGCCGCGGTCGCCGCCCGCGCCCGGCACCCCAGCCAGCGCCGACCACCCGAACCCCATCCCGGATCCATCCACCCGAGGAGACCCGCCATGACCAGCACCGAACCCATCGACCCCGACGTCGAACCGATCCAAGAGCCCGGCACCGACGACGGCGACAGCGACCAGGGCGACGACGACGAGGACGACGACGGCGCCTGAGATGGCCAGCGCGGCGTCAGTGACCCACCACCAGCACCAGGGCGGGATCAGGCCTGACCGGCCGGCTCCTGCCCCGGCAGCGGCGGGAGCCGGCATGTCACCGGGCCGGCTCCCGTTGCGCTCACTGGATCGGGTCGTGGCCCGTCGTGCCGCCGTCGGACACCTGATCGGCCCACGCGTTGCCAGTCCACCAGCGGTACTCGTGGCGGCCGGTGGGGTCCCCCTGCCACGACGGCCCCGGCCCGGCCGGCGCCGGCGCACCAGGGACCGCAGCCGCGGTCTGGCTCGGGCCCTGCTTCAGCGCCTTCTTGGTCATGTTGCGCTGCTGGCGCGTGTACTTGGCGATGCGCTCCTTGTCGGAGCGGTAGTCGATCATGCCCAGCGACGAGACCGATGCGAGCTTGCGAGTGAGTCCCATCAGGGAACCTCCGGGGTCAACGAGAAGAATCCTGCTCACCGTCGGCACCGGGCCGAGCAGGTTCAAGGGTTCCGGCCCGGCCCCGTCGCCGCCGGCCGGCACGAACGGCAGGTCGATGTGTGCGTGGTCGCCGTGGAGCGCCGGGTTGCTTCACGTGCAGGGGAGGGGTGCAGGGGGCCTTCGTCCTCCGCGGGGCCCCCGGCCCCCCTCCCCCCCGTTCGACACCGGGAGGGTCCAGCCGCTGACCGTGGCTACAGGTCTGCCAAATCACGGTGCGTGGTCAGTGAGGTTCGGGTCTGATGGCCGGCCGGGGCCCGGCACCGAAGGATCCGGCACGCCGGGCCCGGGCCAACAAGGACCCGATCGCCACGACCGTGCTGCGCTGGGAGGCCGCCCGGCCACCGAGGTTCCCGGCCACCCGCCCCGACGGTCTGGCGTGGCCGGCGGCGACGAAGGCGTGGTGGCGGACCTGGTCGCGGTCCCCCCAAGCCGAGCACTTCGGGTCCACCGACTGGTCGTACCTGCTCGACACGGCGCTGCTGCACGCGAGCTTCGTCGACGGCGACTTCAAGCAGGCCGCCGAGCTGCGCCTACGCCTCGCCAAGTTCGGGGCGACGCCCGAGGACCGGATGCGCCTACGGATGCAGTTCGCGGCGGCCGACGAGGCCGACGCCCGCCGGGCCCCGCCGGGCGACACGGCGAAGCAGCGCTACGGCGACCTGCGGGTCCTGCCACCGCCGGCGGCGAAGGACGGCTGAGGATGCCGTGGCGTGGGCCGAGCTACCTGGGCGAGCTGCCCACGCTCGGCTACCAGGTGCTCGGGTGGATCGAGGGCATGCTCGCCGCCCCTGACCGGCCCGGCTACGAGCCGTTGATCCTCACCCGGGAGCAGGCGCAGTTCGTCGTGAACTTCTACGCGCTCGACCCGGCGACGGGCCGGCGCCGCTACCGCCGCGGCGTGCTCTCCCGGCCGAAGGGCTGGGGGAAGGCGCTGGCCCTGGACACGCCGCTGCCGACCCCGACGGGCTGGACGACGATGGGCGAGGTCCAGGTCGGCGACGAACTGCTCGGCGCCGACCGCCGGCCCACGAAGGTGGTGGCCGTGTCGGCGGTGTGGCCGGCCGATGACTGCTACGCCGTGTCGGTCTCCGATGGCGGGCGCATCGTGGCCAACGCTGGGCACCTGTGGGCGGTCGAGGACCGCGGCAACGACGGCGTCGAGCGCATCATCGACACCGAGGGCCTGGCCGCCATGAACGATCCGTGGCGCTGGGCGCTCGCCAAGGACGTGTGGGCCCGCCACCTAGTCGCCGTCGAGCTCGTGGCCCCGGTGCCGACGAGGTGCGTGACCGTCAAGGCCGCCGACGGCCTGTTCCTGGCCGGCGAGCGCAGCGTCCCGACGCACAACTCGCCGGTCCTCGCCGCCCTCGCCGTCGTCGAGGCCCTGGGCGACGTCGTGCCGGCCGGGTGGGACGCGGCCGGTGAACCGGTGGCGCGCCCGTGGGCGGATCTGCGCACCCCGTGGGTGCAGCTGGCCGCCGTGTCGGAGGACCAGACCCGCAACGCGTGGACGCCGCTGCTGGAGATGCTCCGCGAGGGCCCGGTCCTCGACGCCTACCCGGGACTGGAGCCGTTGGAGACGTTCGTGAACCTCCCACGGGGCCGCATCGAGTTCGTGACGTCGGCGGCGACCAGCCGGGAAGGCAACCGGCCGGTGTTCGCCGTGCTCGACCAGACCGAGGAGTGGAAATCGGCCAACGGCGGCGTGCGCCTGGCGGCCACCGTGCGCCGCAACCTCGGCAAGACCGGCGGGTCGAGCGTCGAGTCCCCCAACGCCTACGAACCGGGGGCGGGCAGCGTGGCCGAGGCGTCCGCCGAGTACGCCACCCGCATCGCGGATGGGGGAATGCGTGACGACGGGCTGCTTTGGGATCACCGTGAGGCCCCGCCGGACACCGACATGGCCGACGAGAGCTCGCTGCTGGCCGGCCTGGCCCACGTGTACGGCGAATCGGCCGAATCGGCCGGTGGCTGGGTCGACCTCGGTCGTCTGGTGCGGGAGATCTGGGATCCGGCCACCGACCCGCAGGACGCCCGGCGCTTCTTCTTGAACCAGATCACCCACGCGGCCGACGCGTGGCTGTCCCAACCGGAGTGGGCCGGGTGCGCGGATGCGGCGAAGGTCGTGGCCGACCGGGACGTGGTCACACTCGGCTTCGACGGGTCGAGGGCTCGGGCCCGGGGCGTCACCGACGCCACCGCGCTCATCGGGTGCCGGGTGTCCGACGGCCACCTGTTCGAGGTCGCCGTGTGGGAGCAACCGGCCGGGCCGGCCGGCGTCGACTGGGTGGTCCCCATCGCCGAGGTCGAAGCGGCCATCGAGATGGCGTTCACCCGCTGGAGCGTCGTCGGCTGCTTCTGCGATCCAGCGAAGTGGGAGTCGCACGTCGCCACCTGGGAGGCGCGCTGGCACCGCCAGCTGCGCGTGAAGGCCAGCCGGGACCACCCCATGTTCTGGTGGATGACCGGCGGCCGCTCGGCGCTGATCGTGCGGGCCCTCGAGCAGTTCCACTCGGCGGTCGTCGACGGCGAGCTCACCCACGACGGCGGCTACACCCTGACCCGCCACGTGCTGGCCGCTCGCCGGCGCCCGAAGCGCTCCGGGACCGAGATCGCCAAGGAGCACCCCGACTCGGCCCGCAAGATCGACGCTGCGGTCGCCGCGGTGCTGGCGTGGCAGGCCCGCCTGGCCGCGATCGCCGCCGGCGCCGCCCGTGAGTCCTACGTGGCCAGGAGGATCCGATGAGCATGGCCGACGCCACCACCGTCGCCGCCGAGGTCGGGTCGCCGTCGTGGTGGCTGATCCGCCTCATCGACCGCCTGGCCATCCAGGCCGAGGCCGCCGAGCACCTCGACGCCTACTACCAGGGCGACCAGGGCATCCCGGTGCACGCCAACCGGGCGGTGTCCGACGCCTACCGCCGGCTCATGACGGTCGCCCCCACGAACTTCGCGATGCTCATCGTCGAAGCGGTGCGGGAACGGATGGTCGTCGGCGGGTTCCGCACCGGCGCCGTGAACGACCCCAACGGTGATGCGGCGGCGTGGGCGATGTGGCAGGCCAACCAGCTCGACGCCGACGCCGACATGGTGCACCGCGCCCAGCTGGCCATGGCCGCCGCCTACGTGATCGTCGGCCAGGACCCCGAGACCGGCGAAGCGGTCATCACGCCCGAGGATCCCCGCCAGGTGTACGCCGAATGCGACCCGGTGCGCCGCCGGACGGTCCGGGCCGCGGTGAAGGTGTTCCACGACGACCTCGAGGACGCCGACCGGGTGTTCCTGTACCTGCCGGGTCGGGTCTACAAGGCCCGCCGGGAGGCGCCGGCGGGCGCGGCGCTGCCCGGCGACCGGCCGGTCATGCTCGACACCACCGGCTGGGAGTGGGACGCCGGCACCCCCGAGATCGTCCCCACCCGACGCATCCCCGTAGTCCCGTTCCTGAACCGCACCGACCTGTTCGGGCAGCCGCAGGGCGAGTTCGAGGGTGTCCTGCCGATCCTCGACCGGATCAACTACACGATCCTCAGCCGCCTGGAGATCGCCACCCTGCAGGCGTTCCGCCAGCGCGCCATCAAGGGCCTGCCGGCGTTCGGGCCCGACGGCACCCCGATCGACTACGACGACATCTTCGCCGCCGACCCCGGCGCGCTGTGGCAGCTCCCGGAGACCGCCGAGATCTGGGAATCCGGGGTCGTGGACCTCAACCCGATCCGGTCGGCGATCCGCGACGACGTCGAGCACCTCGCCGCCGTGTCCCGCATGCCCGTCCACTACCTCGAGCCCGTCAACGAGTCCGCCGAGGGCGTCGAAGCCAAGCGTGAGGGCCTGATCTTCACGTGCCAGGACCGCTGCAAGCAGGCCGGGGAGTCCTGGGAGCAGGTCATGTCGATCGCCTTCGAGATCGTCGGCGACGAGGAGCGCGCCAACCGCGCCGACCTGGAGATCATCTGGAACTCCGTGGAGCGCTCCACGCTCAACGAGCGGGCGTCGGCGGCCAGCCAGGCCATGGCCGGTGGCCTGACGTGGCGGACGACGATGAGCGACGTGTGGGGCTTCTCGCCGACGAAGATCGCCCGCATGGAGGCCGAACGGGCCGCCGAGACGATCCGCGACGCCACCATGGCCCGCCTGGCCCAGGCCGGCGGCCCACCGGCCGGCCCGGCGGCGCCGCCAGCGGCCGCTGAGGTCGAGGAGCCCGGTGGCGGTGGCTGAAGCCCCGGAGATGACGGTGGCCGCCGCCGGCACGTTCCGGACGATGATGGGAGAGACCGCCGCGGTCGTCGAGGGCTACCTGCGCGCCGGATGGCGGGGCCTGCCCGACGTCTCCGAGGACGCCATGTGGCCGTGGGCGGCCGACGCCGCCGTGTTCGTCGAGGCCGCCCAGGCGAACGTGGCGCAACAGACCGACGCCTACCTGGCCGTCGCGCTCGACGCCGCCCCCGTCGGGGTGCCGGCCGAGGACGCCACGACGATGGCGTTGCGGGGCGTGGACGGCGCCGAGCTGTGGACCCGCCCGCCCCGCGAGACCTGGTGGCGGCTCTCGGAGGGCGACACCGTCGACGAGGCCCGCCGCAAGGGCCTCGAACGTGCCCTGGCGCTGGCCGCCACCAACCTGCAGCTCGCCCACACCCACACCGCCCGCAACTTGCTCGACCGGCGCCCCGGCGGCCGGGGCGTCACCGCGGTGGTCCGCTACCGCCGCCTCACCCGCGGCGCCCGGTCCTGCGAGCTGTGCCTGCTGGCGGCCGGCGACACGTACGCCACCGACGCGCTCATGCCGGTCCACACCCGCTGCCACTGCGTCGTCGTCCCCGTCCAGGGCCGGGCCAAAGCGCCGCTGCTCGGCGTCGACGGGCGCGCCGCGCAGGCCGACGCCCGGGCGGCCGGCGTCGAAGTCGACGTGCGCGACCACGGCGAGATCGGCCCGGTCCTGACCCGGCGCGGCGAGCACTTCAAGACCGAACCGCGCACGACGTCGACGGCCCGCGTCGACGACCAGGCCGAAGCCGTCGAAGCCGCCATGACCGACTAACGAAAGCGAGCGCCGTAGGATGGACCCCGAGCCGCAAGGCACCCCGCCCGAAACGGGCACCGAAGGCCCCCCGCCCGACAAGGGCACCGAAGTCACCCCGCCCGAAACGGGCAGCGATCTCACGCAGGTCCAGGCTGAACTGGACAAGGCCCGAGCCGAGGCCCGCCGCTGGGAGTCCCGAGCCAAGGGAAACTCCGAAGCGGCCAAGGAGCTCGACCGGCTCAGGCGTGAGTCGATGAACGACCAGGAGCGCGCCGCCGCCGAAGCCGCCGACAAGGCCACTTCGGAGGTGACCGCCCGCCTCGGTGGCCGCCTCGTGCGGGCCGAGATGCGGGCGGCCGCCGGCGGGCGCCTGAGCGCCGAACAGGTCGAGGCCCTGGCCTCGCACCTCGACGTCGCCGCCTTCCTGACAACGGAGGGCGACGTCAACGAGGTGGCCATCGCCCAGTTCGTGGACTCCATCGCCCCACCGGCGCCGGCCATCGGCGATCTGGGGCCGGTGTTCCCCGACCTCGGCCAAGGGGCCCGCGGCACTCCGACCCCGCTCAACGGCGACCCGCTCCTCCATGACCTCCAAGCGAAGCTCGGGCTTCGCTGAACCGATGAGAGGAGAGGCCCGTGGCGATCACGGCTCCCCGTACCCGAGCTGACTTCGCGGGCTTCCTTACGCCCGAGATGTCGGCGCCGATCTTCGAGCGGGCGGCCAAGGCGTCGGTCGCCATGCAGCTGGCCCAGCAGACGCCGCTCGGCCCGAACGGCAAGTCGATCCCGGTCGTGACCGGCCGCCTCACCGCCGGGTGGGTGGCCGAGGCCGCACGCAAGCCGGCCAGCGAGGCCACCCTGGCGCTCAAGACGATGACCCCGCACAAGGTGGCCGCCATCGCCGTCGTCTCGGCCGAGGTCGTGCGGGCCAACCCGGGCAACTACATGCAGATCCTGCGCAACCAGGTCGGCGAGGCGTTCGCCGTGGCGTTCGACAACGCCGCCTTCCACGACGCCGGCCCGGACGGCACCGCCGGTGGCGGCCCGTTCGCCACGTACCTCGACCAGTCGCCCCACGCCGTCGAGATGGGCTCGACCAGCCAGGCCGGCGGCGGGATCCACGGCGACTTCGCCGCCGCGCTCGGCGTGCTCGTGGCCGACGGCAAGCGCCTCACGGGCTGGGCGCTCGACAACACGCTCGAGCCGACGCTGTGGGCGGCGGTCGACATCAACGGCCGGCCGCTCTACATCGACCTGCCCACCGACGACACGTCGGGCACGCTGGCCCGCCCCGGCCGGCTGCTCAACCGCCCGTCGTACATGGGCGACGTCATGGACGGCACGACCATCGTCGGCTACGGCGGCGACTGGCAGCAGGCCGCCTGGGGCGTCGTCGGCGGCATCACCTACGACGTGTCGACCGAGGCCGCCGTGACGATCAACGGCGCGCTCGTGTCGCTGTTCGAGAACAACCTCGTCGCCGTGCGGGCCGAAGCCGAGTACGGCTGGCTCGTCGCCGACCCGAACTCGTTCGTGAAGCTCACGGACGCCCTCTGAGCACGCCGGACAGGAGGCAGCTGCCGTGGCCGCGAGACGCAAGAGCGCACCGAAGTTCAAGGCGTACAAGAAGTCCGAGGCCGGTCCGCCGTCCAACCCGAACCGCGCCTACCGCCAGACGCTGAGGGGGGGGCTCATGACAAGCAGTCCCGGGCGGCGAGCGGCAGGCGCCGCGACAAGAACGGGCGCTTCAAGTAGGCGCCCACAAGCGATGGAAGTGGGGAACTGATGACGAACGAACCGAAGGCACCCACCACCCGCCAGTCGACCGGGGCCCACCGCGCGCCGGGCGACAAGGACAAGGACGACAAGGGCCAGGACGAGGATCAGGAGACCGCGGCGGTCGCCAGCGAGACGGGCACGAAGGTGCAGACCACCCGCAAGGCCGCCGACAAGCTGCGCGGGTTCTCCTGAGCGATGGCACTGCCGCCGCTGGCTACGCTCGACGATCTCACCGCCCGGCTCCCACAGCCGCCGGCGAACGAGGCGCGCGCCAACACCGCGCTCGCTGACGCGTCGGCGGCGGTGCGGGCCTACACCGGCCAGGAGATCACCGAGCGCACCAGCACGGCCCGCCTGAAGGTCGTGGCCCCCGGCGTGCTGCGACTCCCACAGGCGCCCGTCACCGACGTCGACGACGTCACCGGCCGCGACGGGGTCACGCTCACCTGGGAGCTCGTCGTGCAGACCATCGAGGTGTGGGCCCCGAACGGCACGTACCTCGACGTCACCTACACCCACGGCTACACCGAGGTCCCCGACGACATCGTGGCGGTGGTCTGCAACATCGCCGGCCGGGCCATCTTCACCGGCCCGGAGACGGCGGGGCTCACCCAGGAGTCGATCACCAACTACTCGGCGTCCTACGGGCCGGTCACCGCCGCCGGCCCCGTCGGGCTGTTCGACGCCGAGAAGATGGTCCTCGACCGCTACCGGCTGCCGGTCGGGCCCGTGTGGGTGGCGTCGTGAGCGGCATCGAACGGTTCTACGTCGACACCGTCGACCGGGTCCGGCCCGTCATGGGCACCGACCGCTACGGCAACCCGACCCCGGACTGGGCGGCCGGCGACCGGGCCTCGGTGGCCGGATGGTTCACGCAGACCGCGACGACCGAGACGGTCGGCGGACGGGACGCCATCACGACCGGCTGGGAGTTCACGTGCGGGCCCGACGCCGACATCGAAGCGTCGGACCGCCTCGAGCTCGCCGGCGCCGCCTACCGGATCATGGGCGACATCGCGCAGGCGAAACGCCCGACCGGTGTCCATCACCTGGTCCTCAAGCTGGAGAAGGTCGAGGGCTGATGGCCGGCGTCGAGTTCACCCTCAACCGCAGCGGTGTCGGCCAGATCCTGCGGTCGAACGAGGTGCAGGCCGACATGGACCGGCGCGGGCGGGCCGTCGCCGCCGCGGCCGGCCCCGGCCACGAGTCCGAATCCCGCAAGGGCCGGACCCGGGCCCGGGCACGGGTGGCCACCACCACCCCGGCGGCGGCGGCCCGGGAACGCAAGACCCACCGGCTCGTCTCGGCGCTCGACGCGGCGGCGCGGTGATGGACACCATCGTCTTCCCTGACGTCGCCGCCCTGGCCGTGGACGCCACCGTCGCCGGTCTCGCCGCCGTCGGCCGGCCCGTACCGGTCGGCACCCAGGTCCCGAACCCGCGGCCCCCCGAGTTCGTGCGCATCTCCCGCGCCGGGGGGATCCGCCGCAATCTCGTCGCCGAGGACGCCCGGGTCGTCGTCGAGGCGTGGGCGCAGGCCGACGAGACGGCCGCCGATCTCGCCGAGCTCGTCCGGTCGATCCTGCACGCCGTGCAGGGCACCGTCGCCGACGGGACACCCGTCTACCGGGTCGACGACGTCGAAGGCCCCGCTGATGACCCGGACCCGTTGAGCGACCAGCCCCGCTACCAGCTCGCCGTGTCGATGACCGTGCGGGGCCACAAACCATGAACCGAAGGGGGCATGATGCCTGATTCCGACGCTGTCCTAGTTGCACTGACCGGGGCCGTCCTGTCGGCGCCGGCGGGCACCGCGGGACCTGTCGACCCGACGACCGCGTGGGCCGCGGCGTGGATCAATCTCGGGTGGATCTCCGAGGACGGGGTCACCGAGTCCTACAGCGACGACTCCAACGAGATCAAGGCGTGGCAGGGCGGTACGACCGTCCGCACGGTGATCACGGGATCGACGGCCACCTACCAGTTCACGGCGATCGAGACGAACAAGGAGGTCCTGGCCCGCTACCACAAGGGGTCCACGGTCACCGCGGACGTCGGCAACACATTCTCGACGATCGAGATCGCTTCGGCGCAGGCCGACTCGCGGGCCTGGGGTTTCGACGTCGTCGACGGCGTCAACCACATCCGCATCATCCTCGAGCGCGCCGAGGTCACCGAGCGGGGCGACATCGTCTACAACAACTCCGACGCCATCGGCTACGAGATGACCGTCACGGCCTACCCCAACGACTCCGGGGTCGTCGCCGTGAAGATGGTCGACGCCGACGGGTTCGCCACCGCGGTCGCCGGTCGGGAAGCCGAGGACCTGGACCTCGAGCGGCTGATCGAGCAGCGCCGGGCGGCCGAGACCCGCGAGACGGAGCGCTGATGGGCGACGTGTTCGACCTCGACGCCCTGGCGCGCGACGCCACCGCCGAGCCGTTCCACTTCCGCTTCGACGGCCACGAGTACGACCTGCCCGCCCGGCCCGACATCCGGTTCTTCGCCGCACTCGAAGCCGAGAAACTGAACGACGCCCTGCGCATCCTGCTGGGCACCGGCCAGTGGGATGAGATCATGCGCTCCGAAGCGGTGCTCGACGACACCATGCTCGCCGCGCTCCTCAAGGCGTACCTGGGACATGTCGGGGTCGATCTCCCGGAATAGGGCGCCTGCACGCGCTCATCGCCGAGCACGGGCAGGCGCTCGAAGCGGACCTGTTGCGCTACTACGGCGTCGACCTGGCCGATGTCGTCACCGGGGCGATGTCGCCGCGGCGTCTTGCCAGTCTCGTGGCCGGGCTCCCCGCGGACTCAGCGACGGTGCGCTCCACGTTGGGCGGCGATTCGCTGTGGGGCTTGCCCGAGCATCTGCTGGCCCGGATCCTCGACACGCTGGCCGGCGCCAACTGGCAGCGCTCCGGCGGCAAGGGCCCCCGCCCGAAGCCCGTACCGCGCCCAGGCACGGACCGCCGGCAACGCTACGGGCGCACCACGGCGTCGGCGGCCGACGTCATGGACTACCTGCGCCGGTTCCAGCCGGTTCCCGAGGAGGAGGTCCCTGGTGACGGTTGAGGTCGGCACCGCCGTCGTCACGCTCATCCCCTCGGCGAGAGGGTTCTCCGCCGCCGTCCGCAAAGAGCTCGGCGGCGACATCGCCGCGGCCGGCGGCGCGGCGGGCGACGCCGCCGGAGGGTCGTTCGTCTCCAGCTTCACGAGCAAGCTGTCGACCATCGCCAAGGTCGGGGCGGTCGGCCTGGCCGGACTGGGCACGGCCGCCGCCGGGTTCGGCGTCAAGGTCGCCGGCCAGAACGAACAGGCGCAGATCTCTTTCGAGACGATGCTCGGCTCGGCCGAGGCCGCGCAGAGCTTCCTGGCCGACATGAAGAAGTTCGCGGCCACCACGCCCTTCGAGTTCCCCGAGCTGCAGAAGGCGGCCAGCTCGCTGATCTCGGTCGGCGTCGACTCGTCGAAGGTCCTGCCCATCATGAAGAACCTGGGGGACGTCACCTCCGGCATGGGCACCGGCGCCGAGGGCGTCCAGCGGGCCACCGTCGCCCTGCAGCAGATGTCAGCCGCCGGGCGCATCACCGGCGAGGACCTCAACCAGCTGCGCGACGCCGGCGTGCCCGTCTTCGACCTGTTGGCCGCCGCCACCGGCAAGAGCAAGGAGGAGCTCGCCGGGATGGCCCAGTCGGGCAAGCTCGGCAAGCAGGAACTCGACCAGCTCATGGCCGCCCTCGAGTCCGGCAAGGGCCTGGAGCGCTTCTCCGGGCTCATGGACAAGCAATCCCAGTCGCTCACCGGCATGGTCTCCACGCTCAAGGACACCCTCGGCCAGGGCCTCGCCGACGCCGTCGCCCCCGCCATGCCGGCGATCAAGGACGCCCTCGGCGGCCTGTCCGGGGCCTTGGGGGAGTCCATGAAGACGGTCGGCCCGATGCTCGGTTCCGTCGTCGGTTCGATCGCTCAGGCGCTCTCCACACTGATACCGGTCATCGCGCCGATCCTCGACATGCTCGGCGGGGTGTTCGCCACCGTCATCCAGGCGCTCATCCCGATCGTGCAGGAGATGACCCCCTACCTCGCGGAGTTCGCCCACGTCATCGGGTTCGAGCTCAACGAGGCGCTCGCCGTGATCCTCCCGGCCTTCGGTGAGCTGATCAAGGCGCTGCTCCCGCTCCTGCCGCTGATCGCCGAGTTGGCCGGTGTGTTCCTGCAGCAGTTCGCCAAGATCCTCGTCCAGCTCGCCGTCGCGCTCGTGCCGGTCATCCAGGCGCTCGTCGCGCATCTCGTGCCGGTCATGGAGCAGATGCTGCCGATCCTCCCCGAGCTCGTCGACGCGTTCATGCCGCTCATCCCGCCGCTCGCCGAGCTGCTGCTCGCACTCACCCCGCTCATCGCCGAGCTGCTCACTCTGCAGACCAAGGCCCTCGCCGCGCTGCTGCCCTACCTGATCCCGATCATCCTGGCGGTCACCGAGTTCGCCGCGACCGTGATGCACGACGCCGTACCCGCCGTGAAGTCGATCGTGGACTTCCTGCTTCACCTCGGCGACCGTCTCGGGCAGCTCGACTTCGGCGCCATCATCGCCAAGGTCGGCGAGTTCGCCGGCATGATCGGCACCAAGCTCCTGGAGTGGGGCGGTAAGGCCCTGGCCGCGCTCCCCGGCGTGCTGGCCGCCATCGGCAACTGGATCCTCACCACCGGCATCCCCACGCTCGTGACCGCCGTGGCCGGCCTCGCCGGGGCGCTGGTGGGCTGGATCGGCCAGGGCATCGCCTGGCTCGTCCCGAAGCTGGGGGAGTGGATCGCCGCGTTCGGTGTCTGGGTGGCCGAGACCGCCCTGCCGTGGCTGCTCTCGAAGATGGCCGAGCTCGCCATCGGTCTGCTGCTGTGGATCGTGAAAGCCGCCATCGAGCTGCCCGTCTACCTGATCAAGCTCCTCGCGACGATCGGCGTGTGGATCGTCACCGAGGCGATCCCGTGGCTCATCGAGAAAGGCTCCGAACTCACCGGGGCGTTCCTGTCGTTCATCGTCGAGACGATCAAGTCGCTGCCCGGCAAGCTGGCCGAGTTCGCCACGATGCTCATCGGGTTCATCGCCGGACTGCCCCAGCAGATCACCGACGCCGCCAAGGGCATGTTCAACGGCCTGGCCAACGCCTTCATCGCGGCGATCAACTGGGTGATCCGCACCTGGAACGACTTCAAGCTCCAGATCCCCGAAGTCGAGATCCTCGGCCAGAAGATCGGCGGGTTCACGCTCGACACCCCCGACCTGCCCGAGATCAAGGCGCTGGCCAAGGGCGGACGCCTGCGGGCCGGGGAACTGTCGCTGGTGGGGGAGCGGGGCCCCGAGTTCTGGCAGCCCCGCACCGCCGGCACGATCATCCCCGCCAACCGGCTCGCCGCTCCCACCGGCGGTGGCGGGATGCACATCGAGAACCTGTCGGTGACCGGCCAGGAGAAACCGCAGGACACCGCGTTCGTGCTTACCCGGGAACTGCGCCGCGTCGCGTTCTTCGGGGGCGCCAACTACCAGGCGACGGCGACCCCGGCGTGAGCTACACGGTCAACTCCCCCGAGTACGCCACCCTGGCCGGGATCCCGCTGCAGACGCCGGCGTGGACGCACGAGAACCTGTGGGAGCTGTGGTCGGGTCCGGCGGTGCGCGGCGGCGACGTGATCATCCCCGGCGCGGCGGGCGCCCGCGGCTATCCGAGGGTCGCGACCTCCCGCCAGGTGACCCTGGAGCTCACGATCTTCGGGGACGTCGACTGGCTCGGCGTCGCCCAGGCCGACCCTCGCGCCGGGCTGTGGCGCAACGTCACCAAGCTGCGCACCGTCACCGACCCGCCCGCCCCCGGCAGCGCTGGCGACGGGTCCGTGACCCTCGACGTGGTCACCCCCGCCGGGACGATCACCGCGCCCGTCGAGATCGAAGGGTTTCTGCTCGGCGGCGACCTCGGCCCCCACCACACGAAGGCCACGATCGACGTCGTGATCCTCACCGGGGCGCTGGCGTGAAGCTCACCGCCCGCGTCGTGCGCCCCGACGACATGGACACCGTCATCTGCGCCCTGCCGCTGTCCACCCGACGGCGCTGGCAGGAACAGCTCAACGAGCCCGGTAGCGGCGAACTGGTCCTGCACCACGACGACCCCGCCGTGCACACCGTCGCCCCCGGCGACGTCGTCCAGTACCTCATCGACGGTGTCGTGCGCTTCGCGTGGATCGTCCGCAACATCACCGGCGACACCATCGCCGCCACCCCCGACCTACAGGCCTCCACCTACGCCGGACCGGGCCTGCTCGCCGTCTTCGACGACGCCCTCGTCTACCCGTCACGGGGCCTCGGCGCCCACCCCGTCGAGGAGAACCGCACCTTCTCCTGGACCGCGCCCGACTACAACGACGCCACCTTCACCGACCCCGCCATCAGCTTCGGGGCCGTCAACACCGAAGGGCCCCCACCGTTCTGGCCCGACGGTCCGTCCTGGGACGAATGGCGCGGTCACTGGCCCGACGGGCAGACCGAGCTGATCTGGGCCGACCCGGCCACCACGTTCCTGGCGCCCGGCGGCTCCTGCTACTGGCGCCATACCTTCGACATGCCCGCAGCGTCGAGGGTCCGGCTCACCATGGTCTGCGACGACCGCGCCGACGTCTACCTCGACGGCGGGCTCATCCTCGAAGGCAAAGAGTCCGGCGGCGGCGTCTCCGACATCACCGCCGTCGACCTCGACGAGATCGACGACGGCGTCCACACCCTCGCCGTGTTCACCGAGAACTCCACGGCAGGGTCCGCCGTGATCGACGGCGAGGAGTTCAACCCCGCGTCGCTGGCCTGCGCGATCGCTCTCCTCGACCCGTTCGGCCAGGTCGGCGCCACGGTCGCCTGGACGAACCCCACCTGGCGGCTCCTCGCCTATCCCGACACCCCGCCGGGCATGACGCCGGGCGAAGCGATCCGCCACGTCATCGCCGAAGCCCAGGCCCGGGGCTGTGTCCCCGACATCAGTTGCGCGTTCACCGACACCGCCGACGCCGACGGTGTCACCTGGCCGGTCGTCGGGGACATCTCCACGAAGGTCGGCGCCGACATCCTGTCGTTCCTGCGGGAGATGACCGAGACCTACATCGACGTCGCCGTCGACCCCGCCACCAACGAGCTGCTCGCCTGGCAGCGCGACGGGCGCGGCGTCGACACCGACGTCGTGCTGCACGCCCCCACCGACACCGCGGACCCGTGGTCCGGGAACCTCGCCGCCCTCACCCACCGGTTCGCGCTGTGATCAACACGCTGCTCGTGCGCTGGGCCGGCGGCTGGCGGGAAGTCACCGACGCCGCCGCGGTCGCCGCCCACGGCCGCCACGAGTCTCTGCTCGGACTCGGCGCCGTCGCCTCCACCACCGAAGTCGACTGGGCCGCCACCCAGGTGCTCACCTACTGGGTGAACGGCCAGACCCAGATCAGCGCCGACCTGCGCCCATCATCCGACGACGACACCCCCTACACCGCGTTCGGTGTCGGCGACACGGTCACCGTGCCCGGCCGCACCGGCGGCTCGCTGGCCGAGCGCGTGATCGCCCTCACCGTCGCCGAGGACGACAACGGCGAACTCACGTGGGCGCCGGACCTCAAGGGCGTGCTGCTTAGCGCGTCCGAGCGCTTCGAACAGGCCCTCAAGAAAATGGCCGACGGCACCCTGTCGGGCCAGTCCAAGACCGCCACCCCCCTCGGCGCGCCCGAGACGAAACCGGCGGCCGTGCGGCCCATCACCGTCATCGCCCCACCCAGCAGCGGTGGTGGTGGCGGCGCCCCCGGCCAACTGACCCTGTTGGGCTACGACCACGTCTCCGGCGACTCCGGCGCCCTCACGCCGTTCGTTCACCGCATCTCGCCGCAGATGGTCCCGGTCCTCTCGTGGGGCGTCGTACCCGACTTCGACGACATCGACCGGCTCACCGTCAGCGTCCACGCCGACTGCTCGCTCCTCGTCACCTACACGGGCCGGTGGAGCGGCATAGCTTCCGAGCCCGGCCGCGTCTACCTCGACCTGTATGCGGACAACGTCGACGGCAACCTGGCCAACCGGACCGTCGGCCCGTACGACCCAATGGCGATGGGCCTGCTCACCAACAGCGGCAACGGCTTCGAGGTCACCGGTACGTGGGTGTTGGCGTGCGGCACCAACAGCACCATCGCCCTCAGCGCGGCGACGGACCAAAGCCACAACCTTGAGTGGCGCGCCAGTTTCGTGCTGCTCGAAACGGCCACCGGTCCCCCGTGGCCCAGTGAGCTACGCCTAGGAGGCGCCCATGGCTGACATCTGGACCATCGACGTGTCCCGCTGGCAAGGCTGGATCGACTGGCACACAGTGGTGGGCGCCGGCGTCCAGGGCGCGTGGATCAAGTGCGGCGGCGCCGACGGCGGCTGGTACCAGGACTCACGCTGGCTGGAGAACGAGCGCAACGCCACCGCGGCGGGAATGCCGTGGGGTGCCTACTACTTCGCCAGCCCGTCGGTGGGCTCGGCGCCGGGCCAGGCGGGCCACGCCATGGGCCTGGGCCTCGGGCGCGGCACCCTCGGCAGCGTGCTCGACATCGAGCACAACGCCCACGGCCTCAGCTCGGCGCAGCTCGACGAGTGGGGCGAGGCGTTCTGCGACGAAGTGGAGCGCCTGGGCGGCCGGCGCCCGGCCATCGTCTACAGCGGCGCCTACTTCGGTGTGGGCTTCTCCGCCTCGCACCCCATCGGCAACCGGCCCTTCTGGGTGGCGAACTACGGCTCGAATCAGCCCGGCACGAGCCCGCCCAACTTCAACCCGCCCGTGCCCGCCGCCTGGGCCGACACGGGCTGGTCGGCCTGGCAGTTCAACTCGACCACGACCGTGCCGGGGATCACCGAGAACGTGGTCGATCAGAACACCGTCCGAGAAGCGTTCTGGAACGAGCTACTGGGCGGCGCGCCGCCCGAGGAGGACGAGGACATGGCCACCCGAAGCGTTGTGCGCACCAAGGCCGGCTCCGCGTGGGCCACGGCCCGCCTGGGCACGCCGATCAACACCGAGGCGTACTGGGCGATCATCGAGGGATCGGGGGCGGCGCGCTACCTGTGGTCCTGGGATCAGGTCACTCAGGAGTGCTTCTGGCTCGGCATCGACCCGAGCGAGACCTGGCTCGTCGAGGACATCTTCATGGAGAACAGGTATCACTACGAGGTCGAGGACCTGGACGGTGGCGCCTCGACTGCGACGGCCTCGACCATGACCGCCACCGGCGCCGGGCTCTTCGCCGTCGTCCTCGTGGCACTCCTGTGGATCGGCCTCGAGCTCGGCCTCAACGCCGACTGGTACACGCTCACCCAATGGCAGATCGCCGCCATCGTCGGCGTCGTCGTCATCCTCGCCGCCATGGTCGCCGCCTTCGTCAGCGCCCAGGGCGCCGCCGTGCTCCGAGCCATCCGCCGACGCCACCCGACGGCATCGACCACCCCGACCGGAGCCCACTGATGTCCACTCGCCACCTCACCCTCGCGGCCAACGCCCCCACCACCGTCGTGTTCGGCGGCACCTACTCCAGCGTCGCCGTGTTCAACACCGGCAACGTCGCCGCCGACGTGTGGGTCTCCACCAAGGCCGGTGTCAACCCCGTCGCCGCCGCCGACGGCACCTACCGGGTGCCCGCCGGCTCCCGCCGGGTCATCGAAGGCAAATCCACCATCGGCGAAGTCCGGCTGCTGTCCACCGGCGCCGTCACCGTGGAGGTCGAGTACGCATGACCGTTTCCGAGATGGAACCCATCGTCATCACCGGCAGCGGCGGCGGCACTCCGGCGGCGCACGCCGCCACCCACGCTTCGGGCGGCACCGACCCGGTCACGGTCGCCCAGTCCCAGGTGACCGGTCTCACGGCCGCGCTGGCTGGCAAGGCCACCGACACCGCCGTCGTGCACCTCACCGGTACCGAGACCGTTGCCGGTACCAAGACCTTCACCGCCAACCCCACGAACATGGTCACGCTCGCCCTGGGCACCAACCCGGCATCAACGGGGATGCTGCGCCTACCGAACAGCCAGGCCATCTACGGTCGCAACGCCGCCAACGACGGCAACATCAACATCATGTACGTCGACGGCGCCAACAGCGTCGTGCTCGGCGATTCCGTCTCTCCCCAGGTCTACATTCGTGGAGGCGCGCTCACCCTGTCCGACCCCGGGAACCTGGTCCTCGGTTCCACCACCGGCACCAAGATCGCCACCGCCGCCACCCAGAAGCTCGCGTTCTACGGCGCCACGCCGATCGTGCGACCCGCATCCACACCCGCCGCCGCCGTCGACCCGGCCACGACTATGGCGCTCGTCAACGACCTGCGCACCAAGCTCATCGCCCTCGGCCTGATCGCATGAGCCGCCGGGTCCGTATCGTCCGCTTCGTCGTCTCGATCGAGGCCGTGGTCGACGACGGCGAGCACCTCACACCGCTGCCCGTCGACCCCGTCCCGTACCTGGCGGCCGACGCCGCGCTGTTCGACCTCGACCACATTCGTGCCGTGCTGCAGCGCCACGTCGACGGCCAGGACGTCGGGCAACCCGACGCCGGTTCAGCGGCGCATCACGACGAGCCGGCGGGCTCCGAGCTGTAGAGGATCGACGACGGCACCCCCAGCGCCTCGGCGAGCCTGGCCGCCATGTACGGGTCCGGGGCCGTCTTGCCGATCTCGTAGTTGCGGATCGTCTGACGGGTCAGCCCGACGATCTCACCGAGGTCGGTGGTCGTGTAACCGGCGGCCTCACGCACGACCTTGAACCGCCCGCCGTTCCACACCTGGCAGCGGCCCACGTCAGCGCTCCTCGCCGATCACCGGCCCGCACAGGCTCCCGTCGGGCAGCTGGTGCGTGAGGATCCCGCCGGGCCGCCACAGCGCCGCGTCGGACGACAGGAGTGCGTTGCAGGACGTGCACCGGTACAGGTACCGGTCCCGGTAGGTCGTGGACTCGGTCATGCGCTGCCCTCCACTCCGAGCGTCGGCCACGTGGTGCTGTGGCCGTCGGCCAGGTCCGTGATGCACACGTGCCGGCCGTCGTGGCCGGCCGCCAGCGAACAAGCGAAGGCGCGCGCCTGACCATCCTTCGTCTCCTCGGCCGCCACGACCCGTAGGGCGTCACACGGCGGCTGCTCGGTCGCCTGCCACGGCGGCCACGGGATCCGATCGGCGTTGAGCTCCTCGACCATGTTGATCGGCACCCAGGCGACTGGCAGCGGCGGCCCCGGGTGCAGGTACCCGTCGGGCCAAGCCCACACGCACTCCTCGTCCGGCACGTCGACGAGCTCGTCGGTGCGGGCCCCGATCCGGTCGACCATCACGACTCCTCCTGACGGCGCGCCGGACCATCGACGATCCCCCCGGCGCGCCACGCCGCCTCCACGTCAGGGTCGACGCCCACGACCTTCCACCGCACCGTGCCACCGACCATGTCGATGACCGCCGTCCCGGCCAGCCCGTCAGGGTCCGCCAGGCGAACCTGCACCCGGTGGCCGCCGGCGACGAGCCGCTCGGCGATCTTGAGGTGGCCGTCGGCGAGCAACCCGAGCGCCCCCATGTCGCCACCCGGCGCCGTGCCGTAGCCGAGGTCCCGGATGTCGACCTGCTCCCGGTGCACGACCTGGCCGTCGGCCAGGATCGTGAGATGCAGGAACGGCGTCGACTCGGTCACGGCTTGTCCCGCTCACGGGCTTCGCGCCCGTCGAGGCTGTGGTGCGAGATGATCCACCCCATCGAGCCGTCGTCGCGCTTGACCGGCTCGACGTCCGGGCCGCACACGCAGTCCTCGCTGAGGTCGTGCTCCACGATGTCGTTGACCGGGACCACGTGCTGCGTCATCGGACCACTTCGCCGGGCCAGGCGACCTCGTGGAGGTGAAACGTCGTGTCGTGCACGGCGACGTAGGCCTCCATCGGCGGCAGCAACATCGCCATGGTGATGCCGTCCGGACAGAACCGGTAACGGGCCTCGGCTATCTCGTCCCAGGTCGGGTAGCGCAACCGGTCGCGCACGTCGGGCTTGAAGCTGATGGATAGGTGCCAGCCCTGCGGTTCCTGGGCCACGATCACGGTCAGGCGGCCGTCACGCACGGCACGACGGTGGGTCTCGGCCTGCACTTCTTCGGGCAGCGCCAACGTGCCGAGGCGCCGCCACGGGGTCACGTGCAGGTCGATCGGCTTGCGCTTCATTGCGGGCCTGCTGCTTTGCTCGTCCAGTCGTGACAGGCGCCGCAGTAGCCGCTGGCGATGTCGTTGCGGTTGTAGCTCGTGCGGCCACACCGCGGGCACGTGATCGACGGCCGCGGTACGTCCTCGCCGCCGATATCAACGATCAACACCAGTGGGCGGTCAGTACCAGCAGGGGTCCACCGGCCGGCCCAAACGAACAGCTCGGCTCGCTCGGTGAACACGGGGATCCCGCGCTGGTGGGCGCAGTCGACCTCGACGTCAGCACCAACGGAGTCGCCGTCCAGGCGGAGGACGGCGTCGCAGTGCTCGACGATGTCGAGGTCGAACCGGTACCAGTCGGCGCTCGACATCGGGCGCACCAGGTCGGAGAGCAGCGACAGGTGCGGGATCACCACCGCGACGAGACCCGACTGCCACAGATCCATGCCCGACTCGATGGCCTGGCGCGTGTTGCCCACCGGATCGGACGAATAGGGCGCCGCCAGGTAGACGAGCGGCTTGGGCGTGCTCATGCCCGGTCCTCTCGTACCACGTTGACCTTCTCCGGCACGACCAGTGGCTTGTCCGGCGGCCCCTTCACGAACGGGGCGATCCACACCGGCCGGTGCTGCGACCAGCGCGGCCCGCACGCCTGCTGACGCCAGAACCCGTCCTCGCCGCCCACGATCCACCGGTGCGACCACCGCACAGGCCGACCCTCACCGCCGTCCTCGTGACCGACCTCGGTGCGCTGGCGGCGCACGTCGACCAGGCGCACATCGGACGACACCTTCGCCCTGGCCGACCGGCGCGCCGCCGGCCGGCCCGGCGACGTGCGCTCCGAGGTGGCCACCAGGGGTTGGGCGGCCAGCAGCCACAGCGTGGTCAGCCAGCGCCGGTCCTCTTCCATCGACGCCCGCTTTTGCTCGTCGAAGTCGACGATGCCCTCGGCGCTCACGTCGGCGGTGTCCTCACCCCACAGCCACTCCGAGCGGCCCAGCGGGATCCAGGCCGCACTGCCGCCCGTGTGCCGGCCGGCGTTCGACCACCACTGGTAGCTGGAGATCGTCAGCGCTTTGCGGCCACCCAGGCGGTCGAGCACGTCCTCGTCGTCGAGCGCGCCGTCGCTGGTGCGAGTGATCAAGGCCATGCGGCCATCGGGGAAGCTGGCCACACGGCCCCACACGATGGCGTGCACGTCGATCTCGTGGCCCTCGGTGTTGGCGTCGGTGCCGACCAGGGCCTCGGCGA